TAAACTACCAAACCGGAAGCCGTTAAACTCGCCACTCCATCAATGGCGATAGCCCCGTTTTGGATGCGCTGGGCCGTGGCGGCTAGATCACCAATCCCGTCTATGGCGACCTGACCAGCCTGTATCCTTTGGGCCGAAACCACCAGATCGGCAACGCCATCAATCTGCGCCGCGCCTGCCGCCGTTATGTTAGCCGAAACGGCCAAATCAGCCGTGGCGTCAATCGCAACCTGACCCTCAACAATCGCCCCAGAAAGCGCCGCGAATGGGGTCTGGGCGAAGGTTGAGAAGCCAAACATCTATCCTACTCCGCTGGCGCGATTGTCAGTTCCCCGGCAGCAACCAGGGCCATGATGTTCTGGTAATCCGTGTTGGCTGGGTCCAACGGAACGAAGCTGGTCACGCCGTTGGTGGAGGCAGAGCCATCAACACCCGCGATACCTGTGGAGCCCGAGATGGTAATCGGCATTAGATACCTCCAACAGCATCAAGCTGTTCCTGCGTTGGCTGTGCAAATGTCGGGTGGTTCCAGGCTGCGATATAATCGCCCCGGCCGTCACTGTCGTTTTGAAGCCGGATGACGATCAGGAAGTCCTGCGGTAACAGATCGGGGTATATTACCATGATACGTTGATACAGGGTCATTATGCAGCCCTCACAAGCGCGCCAGACATATTTGTATATACTGAAGACGATCCAGCCGTCGAAATAACGGCAGTTGTTGCAGTAATATATGCGTAAAGTTCTAGATAATCTGTAGAACCATTCATATAAACAACTGCTGAACCTACAGAAGTGCCTATACCAGCCGTTGCTGAATAGTCACTTCCATATGTATAAGCACTCCCGTTTTTGTAAAGAACAGAAAGGCATCGTGTTGGAGAGGTGCTGTCAAACGCAGACATAATAAAGTTAATTTGATAATAGCCAGCTACTGTTGGCGTAAAACGATAATTTGTTGCCGTGTCAAAATTGCTATTTGTATCAAAAAGTTCAGCATTTAACTGCACCTTAGTAAAGGTGGATGAAGTAATCGTCTGGTCTGCCGATAGATAGGCACTAAACGCAGGTCCATTACCCGCCACATTTGTGCCAAGCATCGCCTGTGTCACAACAGCAGAACTACCAGTAGTCACCACATTCCCAGTATTCGCCGGAAACGTAGCCGTGTAATCCGTCGCCGTGCTGGGCGTAGTCAGTGTGACGCTGCCGCCACCTGTGGATTTTAGTTTTACGGACGCTGCGGCGACAGCGCCTGTTGTTTCAATAGAAGAACCGGGGCTAGTTGTACCAACCCCTAGACGGTTGTTTGTATCGTCCCAAAACAGATTACTATTGTCTTGGCTATACACCCCAGACGCGCCAGCAAACACAACAGAGCCAGCCGTGAAGGTGGTGGCTGTACCTGTGCCGCCATTACCCACAACCAAAGTGCCACCTAGAGAAATAGCACCATAAGAAGCCGTTGATGGCGTCAAGCCAGTAGAGCCACCACTAAAAGAAATAACCGTCCGTGACGCTGGCAGAGTAATAAAAACATCCTTAGACCCAGCGCCAAAATCAACCGCGCTTCCGCCGTTGCTGGAAGAAAGGATCGTGGTGCGCGCAAGAGTGGATGGGCTGGTGAAGGTTGCAATACCAACCTCCCACCCAACCCCGCTCTGGTCAGCAATGGTGTAATAAGTCGTGTCGCCTGTATCTAAAACGGAATCAAACGTGCGGAACCGATCAACCGCACCAGCCAGGGTAAAGTTACCCGTGCCGATGGTGGTGGACGTTTCTCTTACACGATCAGCAATAACAAACGCCATTTCACCAACCTCTATTCAAGCGTGATGTCGAGATCACCAGCCGGGATACGGAATACATCGCCGGAAGCGATGGTTTTAGAAGCCGTCAATTCGCCGTAAGCCAGCATATTGCCGGAAGTCAGCGCATCGAACACCGCAACATAAGTAATGGTTCCCCAAGACCCTGTTGCCGCGTCAAATTCAACCGCGCTGCTATTGGTGCTGGCATTGCCGCTGGTGGTCATTGTGACCACCTTGCGAGCGTAACCATTACCGGAAACTTCCGTGCCGCCACCGCCCTCGCCAGGCGCCGCCGTGAACAGACCAAGATAAAGGCTTCCAGACGGCGAAGAAAACGCCGTGCCGGTGAACACATAGGCCATGATCTTGTTTTCAAGATAGTTGGTGAAGGCGTTTGTTGTCATTAGCCGAAACTCCTTGCCCGCATCCGAAGGGCGCTGGTTGCCATCCGGCTCCGCTCATCGGAAACCTTCAGATCGTTAAGGCACCGCTCATAAAGCGTTCCCCAGGTAGAAAGCCGCTGATCGTCCTGCAAATACGGCGCGGCCTGCAAAAGCGCGCCATAAAGGTACAGATCAGGCGAATCCGTCAGAAGCCAATTCGTCGTATTGGAAACCGAAAGCGCGGGGATCGTGGCGTAATAGGTCAACTCGCCAGTATAGGCGGACCCGCTATCCGGCGCCGGGACAACCTGAAACTGCTGGCCAATCTGCGTATAATAGATCGGCTTTCCGGTGGTCCCGTTAGCCCCTTTCAACATCGCCGCCTGATCAGGAGAAACAAACTCCATCGTCGTAATCGGGTTCGTATTGATCTGGTAGCGGATGCTTTCCAGCCAATCAGCCGGGACGGCGCTGTACTCGCTATCCAGCGTCGCCGTAGCCCGCTCCACCATACGCCGGTGGCGGATATTCCGGTTAAACTGGGCCTCCGCCAAAGTGATGAAATCAGGGATAACCGCCGTCAAATCGGACCTATTCAGCCAATCCCCGATAGACGCCTGTAAGGTGGAATAGTTGGAAATCGCCATATCTATTCACCCCTTGAAGCTGCCGCATGGGCACAGGAAAACTCAAAGCCCCCGATATGGCGCACCTGATGGCTAATATCGTGGTCTAGCATCACCTCGAACCCTGATTCCCTGGCAGATCGGCAAAACCAAATATCTTCGCCACTATATACACCATTTTGGTAGTGTATGTGAAACCAAGGCTTGGGCATTTTCTGGAAAACTTCAGCCTTAATCAGCATCAGCCCCATGCCGATAGCTGCCACCGATTCCAGCCCCGTATCGTCCTGCTCCGTATAAACCCGCTCAGTGGTGGTATCGTCGCGGAAAGCCACCGGCTGGAGGGGGAGTTTACGCGTGCTGTAATTGGCCGCGACAATATCCTCATCCCGCTGCAACAGCCTGAAAATGGCGTCCTTTGGGAACCGCATATCAGCATCAATAAACAGGATATGCGTGGCGCCTGCATCCAAGGACGCCTGGGCCAGTTCCTGCCTTTGATTGACGATCAGCGTCCCTTGGTTCTGGAACAGCAGCACCCTGTCCCTGGTTGCCGCCGTATGGGCCGCAACGCACCGGGCTAAGTCAAAGGCAAACCCGCTGTCCACCACATCGCGGCAGGGAACACAGACTGAAACCGTTGCCTGCATTACACGCGCCCCGGCCTAGTGCGGAAAAACCGATTATCCGGGTCATTCAGCCATTTCTTCATGGCAACCGGGTCATCAACGATACCCTTCATTTTCAAATCATAAAAAACCGCCAGCGGAATGGACGCCACCTTGTTCCACTCGCCATAACGCCCATGATCTTCATTGAACTGCGCCTTATTGGCGTCAACAATACTCGACACATCCTGGCGCTTTTCAATAATCGCCGTGTCTGTGGTGTCATCATAATGCCAGTAAGAAGAAATCCCACTTACCGGATCAATATTGAAAATCTTGTCAGCCATAAGCCACCTTTGAGGTGGGGCTGGCAGTTACCCGCCAGCCCCGTTGCCATTACGAAGTCGTCAGGTCAGCAGCGATACCATGCGCGGCTTCCTGGCGAACCATGAGGCCGTATTCGCAAAGCATCATACGCTTTTCAGCGTCGCCGGTCTTCGCCAGGTCCATGGTCTGGATCGGACGAAGGATCGCCGTCGCCGCGTATTCCGGGTCAAGCACGAAAGCATCGCGCTCACGCTGGAAGCGGTTGGGCACCACAGACACCGCGCCGAAGTCAGACACATAAACGTCAGCCGCGCCGATAATCACAGTCGGACGCGGAGTGGCCTGATTGTAGCGGATTTCGGCAATACCAGCGAAGCCGCTGACGGTCTGCTTGTTGAACGGGCCGACCATCAGAATCTTCGGCGTACCACCTTCAGTCCACACCTGGGCAATAACGTCCTTCAGGATGGTTTCCGTGAAGGTACGCTGCGTGCCGTCAACGCGGGTAGCATTCACCACACCGTTGGAAACCGTCGGATCAGAACCGCCGGAACCATAGTTGGTGTTGGTACGCAGGAAGGCAGGCAAGCCAGCCGTCTGACGCGCCGTGGTGTTGTTACCAGCATTCGCGGCCTTGGAAGCAAGCAACGTGGCTTCCATGTCGCGCTTCAGTTCCGCACCGTTCTTCGCCATCTGATAGGCAAGTTCGGAACGGCGACCAGCCTTGTCCACGCTCTCCAGGGTGCCGGAGATCACAACCGTCTTACGGCTGATCTGCGTATAGTTACCCAGGCGAGAAGTGGCCGTCACGGAATCGAAGGACGAAATGTCATCGCCTTCAAGCGCCGCGTTGGTGGTGGAAGCCGCCGCCAGGCTGTCCGTCTGCCACTCGAAGAACGTGTTCTTTACGTTCACGCGGGCAGTGTTAGAC